GAAGGTTATATAGAAGATAACCCAGGAACGACAACAGCTTATGTTGGAGTATATTATGGAGAAGACGGGATAATACAATGAGTTTAACTAAAAGATCAAATAAAGGTAGTGCATTAACATATATTGAAGTAGATGATAATTTTACTCATCTAGGCGGTGATGGGACTTATCAATTTCCGGGAACCGATGGTTCTGCAGATCAAGTCTTAGCTACAGATGGTAGTGGTCAACTTAGCTTTGTTGATGTAAGTATGCCAAAACCAGAAATAAGTAGAGTAAATTGGACAACTGGAGGAGAACCAATTTATACAAGTCCCACGTCAACTGCACAATCAGTTTTACAAACCAGTTATACATCGTACAATTCATCAATAATGGTAGGCCGAACTAAACCGACTGTAGGAAATGTTGATAAAGCCAGATCTATAAAGATGAATGGTCAATTTGATGTGTCTAAAAGTTCAGGCGCGCTAACTCAAACTATTTATCAAAGAGTTCAATTAAAAGCTCCGGGTTCAGCTACATCTGCAATTAATTTAGGTACTGCAACTAATAGAGGGGTTTTTGGTAGCGGATATAGCGCGATGGCTCGAATGTCTATACCAGGCGATAAAACATATTTATTTACAGGCGGTAACCATTTTACTGTGGGTGGAGATATAGCCACCAATTCATCTGGTAGTGCAAATAATCGTAATATTTATGCTGTTACATATGATGATGACAATGATTATACAATGATTTATACAGCTGCATATCCAGCTCATCCTATAGCTGGTGGGACCAATGCAAGTACAACTTTGTATTATGATCCGTTCGAATTTGTATCAGCAATGAGTATGGTTACAATTGCAGAATCTAAACAAAGTACCTATTTAAATTCATATGGTCACCAATTAAATATAGATACTTTTGTTAATTTACCATACGGAAGCTATGCATTAGAATATGATATTCGCTGGAGAAAGTCATCGGCCAGCGGATCCGCAAATATGCAAGATTTTATATTAGAATATACTGCATTACCGATAGAAGAAACTTAATTATTAAAGGAAATATTATATGTATTTTGCAGCAGGAAAAACAAAAATGATAGAGGTTGATGGTTTTTTTGAAGAATCACATATACCCATTTCATGGCATGAAACACTACGAGAAGCAGAGGCGGCACTAGATATTATAGTGGCAAATGAAAGTTCCGATAATACCATAGAAGAATTTTTTATTGGACGTAAGCGTTGGGTTGCTGAAACAATTGATGATTATGAAGTTAGAATTATGGCTACAAGGCCGAAGGTAGAAACTTAAACTTAAACTATATAAATATAACAAAGTATGAGGTATAAATAAAGGTATGGCATATACTTACACTTCAACATCAGGCGGAACTACATCAAGTACTACTCAAAGTACCGGTACGAATTTGCCACGCGGTGGTAATATACAAAGTTCTAGTGTCGATCGTTATAGTGATTTAAATTTACAGATGATAATACATCCACAGAAAAAAGATATTATACCAATAACTGGTGAGCAAGCTGTTAAGAACGCAATACGAACTTTATTGTTAACAAATTTTATGGAAAGACCATTTCAGCCTAACCTTGGTGCAAATTTAAGAAGTCTATTATTTGAACCTAATGATGCTGTTACTCGATTAGCACTAAAAGATGCTGTATTAGCAGTATTAGAAACACACGAACCAAGAATAGAACATATTAATGTTTTGATTGAAGCGACTGCTGATGAAACAGCGTATAGAGCTATAGTAGTATTTAGTATAAAAGAAAACGATTCAGTCCAAGACGTTGAAATTAATTTAAGAAGATTAAGGTAAAGAGATATGGCCTCAAATTTAAATGTATCAGAACTCGATTTCGATCAAATAAAAGATAATCTAAAAAACTTTATGAAGTCACAATCACAATTTAAAGATTATGACTTTGATGGATCAGGTCTTAGTGTTCTATTAGACATACTTGCATATAATACTCACTATAATGCAATGCTAGCACATTTTGCTTTAAACGAAGCATTTTTAGATTCGGCTCAGATTCGTGGTAATGTTGTATCGCGAGCTGGTCTACTTGGTTATGTGCCTCGATCTGTTCTAGCACCAAGAGCAACTGTTAAGTTAGTAGTAGATGTAACAAATAATGATTCAATCAATTTACCTACTACTCTAGTATTAGAAAGAGGTACTAAGTTTACTACAACTGTTGATGGTGTATCATATACTTTTTCTGCAATAGAATCTCAAACATCAATTAGAGCTGATGTTGAAATAGAGGGCATACAAACAAAAACATTTACTTTTGATGCTATACCTATAGCAGAAGGTACTGTACGTTCATTGTCATATCGTGTTGATAATGATATTGAAAACCAAAAGTTCCAAATATCAGATGCTGATGCTGATACTTCATCGTTAAGAGTACGAGTTCAGAATAATCAACAATCAGAAAGCTTTGATAACTATCAAGTATTTACAACTTTACAAGACGTTGTATCAGATACTCAAGTATATCACTTGCAAGAAAATTCAAGTGGCTTCTATCAAATATTTTTTGGTGATGGTATTATTGGTAAGAAACCAGTTAATGATAACATTGTAACTCTTGATTATCTTGTGACACAAGGTATTGCTGCAAACGGTGCTAATATATTTGATTTGGTAACAGCGTTCCCAACATTGAACGAACCAGATATTAGTGTTACAACAGTAATTAACGCAAATGGTGGTTCGGCTGCAGAAACAACTGAGTCAATACGATTTAATGCTCCTATTACTTTCCAAGCACAGGATCGAGCTGTAACTTCACAAGATTATGCTGCTATCATTCAAAAGAACTTTGCAAACATTGAATCAATATCAACATGGGGTGGTGAAGATAATCTTATTCCAGATTTCGGTAAAGCATATATTAGTATTAAACCTCTTATTGGCGACGCATTAACTACGAACGAAAAAGAAGAAGTTAAAAGTATTATTAAATCTAAAAATATTGTATCAATTACTCCTGAGATTATCGATCCTGAGTTTACTAATCTTGAGCTTGATGTAATTTTTAAATATAACCCATCAGTTACAAGTCGATCAAATTCCGCATTAGAATCGTTAGTTAAAGACATTGTATTAGATTATAACTTTAACCAGTTAAATCGTTTTGATGGAGTGTTTAGACATTCGGAGTTATTAACACTTATCGATTCAGCAGATCCTGCTATTACAAGTTCTACGATACGACCATTCTTATTTAAAACAATTGTTCCTTCCGTAAGCCGTGTAAAAAATGATTTTACTTTAAGCTTTGCTGGTTCTTTCTTCATTCAGCCAGGTAAACCATTTAATATTTCAAGTACAGCATTTAAATTTAATAGTGTAGATCATTTCTTCGGTGATACTGAAATAGCTGAGTCTAATAATAGAACAGTTGTAATATATAAAATTGTAAATAACGAAAATATTATTGTAAATGGAAACGTTGGACTAATTAATAGCGATACTGGTATAATTACTTTAAATGATTTTGCTCCTGATGATACAACACCAATAAGAATTACAATATCGCCTAATTCATTAGACCTCGCACCAAAAAGAAATCAAATTATTAATATCGATTCTTCAAAAATTAACACTACAGGATCAGTCGATAACATTGCATACTCTGGCTCAGCTGGAACGATCAATTATGCAACTACTAGTAGAATGAGATAATATATGGCTCAGCAAAGTTTAAAAAATCTAGATTCATTTTCAAGAGGTTATATTGAAGACGTAAGATCAAAAGTAGATTTTGATACTACGCGCCGAGCTATTATAAGTTCAAGTGTTGAAGTTGTGACAAGTGTTACGATGGATTCAATACCAGCAAGTGTTCTCGATGGAAGTATTCCTGCAGAAATACAAAATCCATTAGTTGGTAAAGTTATATCGGGTAAAGGGATTGTTGGTACACCTCGAGTGACAGCTATATCTGCAGATCGACTTACAATTACGTTTGATCAGCCACAAACATTAGATGCCACTTCAGGTCCAATTGCTCTTACTTTTAGTGATACAAATTCAGGTATAGATCAATATGAATTAACTGGGTCTGCTAAGTCAAGGTCTAAAGAAGATATTCGAATTGATGATTTAGTCCCAGAAGAATTATTAGAATACGCAACAAATTCTGCGTATGGAAGTAATGATACTGGCGGTATACGTACATTCTTAGAATCTTATTATAAGTTCATGAACTTGGAAGAGTTTACTTATAAAGATGTAGAAGTATTTGAAGATGTTGTTATTGATAACCAAGCTATTTTTAGAATTAATGTTCCAAACAAATTTTTCCAAAGAAATTTAGTATTAGCTGCAAAATTCTTTGATGCTGATGGACTACCTTTGCTTGTTGGTAACGAAGACGGGTCTCCTTCTCTCGTAGGAGACGATATATTATTAAATGATACTGCTCTATTAACTGTTGGGCAAAGTTACCAAATTACGGGCTTAGGAGATGGTTCAGAAGCTAATATCGCTATAGGTATAAACAATATAACGGGACAAGAAGAAAATTCATATGCCGTAAATGATGTATTTGTTGCAACTGATGTTGGTACAGCTTATGATGCAACACAAGGTTCGACACCAGTAAGTGTAAAATTACTTTCATACCCTACCGTCATTGATGATATTTTTACTAAAAATGTTAGTATTAGTAATGCAAATAAATTACCCGGAAGATTAGAAAACTCATCTGAACCAACAGGTAGAACTTTAAATATTACTGGTCTATCTCCAAGATTAAATAAACGTAAGATTAGAATGGAAACTTACGTTTATAATTATATCGAGGCTGGCCCTTCATATCGTTTAAATACAATAGAAGATTCTCTAAATCTAAATGAAGCTCAAGAAGAATTTTTAGATTTAATGCAAAAAGAAATTGCTCCTGCATTAGATAAAACTTCGCCAGTTAATAAAAGAGCGGTATATGAAAAGATAATCGATTTTTATAAAATACGAGGTTCTTTTGAATCGATTAAAACATTCTTTAAGTTATTATATAACGAACAAGAAGTTCAAGTTAACTATCCGTGGGATAATACACTTAAGCCTTCTTCAGGTCTCTATGATCCTAAGTCTGCTTTTGCTGTAAATTATAGTCAGACACAATTAATTGAATCAAGTGATAACGCCAATAATGATACGTTTGGTAGATCTATTTCAGTAAGTGGTGATTCTTTTGCGGCTGGTGCACC